AGCGAGCTCAGGTGCTTGCGGAAACCCGTGCTTAAACTCGACAGTCACTGCCTTATCACCTGCGGGGGGTTGATACGAAGGAGAGAAGGTCACCCACCCATCCTCCGAGAAGGTCCAATCGTACAGATCCCTCCCGTGGGTCGCTACCCGATGCACCTCAGCAAGACGAAGTGTCGGGATAAAGAGCCGACCCCCGCCGGAGTAGTCGAACGACCGAATCTCATTCACCTCAGGGGTTACATGCCAACCACAGTACGCGCGAATCATCGAGGTGATCGCTTCTTCCTGTGAGGTCGCGGTGGGGATAGGTGGGTAATTCATTGGTTAACCCTTCTTCTCTTCCTTCTGCTCAGCTTGTGCCTTCGGTTTAGGACCAGGCTTCTTGCGCTCAGCAGGCTTCTCCGCAGGAGCAGCGGGCTTCTTCTGGTTATCAATCAGAACCGCCCCGATCTCCTTCGCGGTAGCCTCAGTCAGCTGAACGTGGTAGTCCAGACCGTTGACGTTAACTTTGTATACCTTCATGGTGGTTACTCCTAGGAACCGAGGGTCAGTTCAACGAATGCATCGGGGCGACGCACAGCAAGTGCGAGGCGTTCCTCAGCCAAGATGGTGAACTGGTTCTTGGTGAAGTCATCACGGTCAGCGTTGCTGGTCTCGACACGGATGCCGCCCTTACGGTACACGGTAGCAGCAGCCTGACCAGCACCAATCAATACCTTACCCGCCGGGATAGATGTAGTCTGGATGGTGTTCAAACCCCACAGCGGCGGATCCTGCAAGATACCACCAACGCCGTACTGACCAGTGAAGGGACCACCAGCGAGGTACTGACCGTTCGAGTCCTTCTGGAGGCGGAACTTCTCGTAATCCGCCGGGTTGATGACGATACCATCCGCACGGAGACCGGTCTTGGTGAACACAGCGTTCATTGACTCGTAGACGGCATCCAGGTTACCAGCAGCGTTAGCCGAGGTCTTCTTCTGGACACCCTCACGGTTCAAGAGACCCTTGATCTTCTGACCGGTGCCATCACCATTCAGTAGCTGAGCTTCCTCAGCCACAAGCAGCTGGAACAGAAGGCGGTTGTTGATCTCGGAGACGAGGAACTCAGCATCCTCAGCCATCTCCATAGAGAGCTTGATCCAACCAGCGAGCTTCTTCAGAACCTCAGTCACCTCGGTGTAGTCCGGAGGAGTCATGCCGGGCTTGTCGGCACCCTCAGCGATCATGCCGAAGGTACCATTGGTCGAGTCATCCCACACCTTCTCCACGAAGTAAACGATCGCGTTAGAGGTGATGGTACCGCTACCGAGCCAGCTTGCGATGGTAGGGCGCTGCGCATAAGCGGTGACAATGTTGCGGTCAATATCAGGAGTGACCAGGTGGGATGCAGTCGACTGGAGGTTATCCAGCTTAATAACATCCCCAGCAGCCTTCGAGCCAGTGAACTCCGGCATATCGAAGGGGTTCACGCGGTTACCGGACTTCAAACGTGCCAGCACACCAGAGGATTTAGCACCCTGGACGAAGTAATCGCCAATGGACTTAGCCTGAGGAGCCTGATCGCCGGCGAAGGTAGCTGCCCGGCGGCCTGATCACTCTCGGGGAGGCTCTTGGATCATATCGGTCTAAGAGCCTCCCCACACCCATTATATTTCACGAAAGGACCACCATGTTTATCAACCACGACATCTGCGACCGCTATTTCCCCGAGTACGATCTGGTCGGGCGCTGGATCGGAAACCTCGTCGGGCATCCGGACTACTACATCTCCGAGGAGGGACGAGTCGTCCGTTACCGCAAGTCGACTGGCAACTCATATCTCAGGGCGCTCTGTGTGGGTCAAAGTGGGTACTACACGACGAATATCCGGGAATTAGAGACTGGTAGGAACCGGATGTTCTACAACCACATTCTTGTATACAAGGCGTTCGTAGGTGACTATGACCCGTCAACACATAATCTCTGGTTCATCGACGGAGACCCGCTCAACCCTCGTCTCGATAATCTTGAGTTGATCACCCGCTCTGAGAAGGGTAAGCGAGTCGACTACATGAAGCGTGACATTGACTGGTCCGCTATTGTTGATGAGTTCGGAGCACTGGTATGAACATCCCGGGAAGGATCTATAATGCAGCTACGGCCACATCAGCGAGAGGCTTTGCAGAAACTATCGAACGGCAAGGTTTTATGCGGGTCAGTTGGCTCGGGGAAGAGTCTGACGGCGGTGGTCTACTGGTATACGACGATCTGCGGGGGTGGTGTGAACCCTTTGAGAGCCAGACGGACGCATATCCCGTGCTATGTGATCACGACTGCCAAGAAGAGGAACGACCATGAGTGGGACCTCGAGTTCGCCCGGGTCGGCATAGATAGGAGTGAGGAGAATGGGGACGTCCATGTCCTTGCCTGGAATGAGATCCACAAAGTGGAGAATGTCACCGACGCGTTCTTCATATTCGACGAACAACGAGCAAGTGGGTCTGGCAAATGGGCTAGAACATTTATCAAGATCGCTCGGAGAAACCGATGGATCATGTTATCCGCAACTCCTGGAGATGTATGGCTCGACTATATCCCACTGTTTGTCGCAAATGGATTCTACAGAAACCGAACCGAGTTCCTCAGACGTCATGTTGTCTTTAACAACTTCGCCAAGTTCCCCCAGGTCCAACGATATCTTGATACGGGGGTTCTTGATCGTCGCAGACGGCAGATCCTGGTGGACATGCCTGTCGCTAGACACACCGAGCGTGTGAGACATGATATTCGAGTAGACTACGATAAGGAGCCATATGAGCAAGCCCTCAAGACCAGATTCAACCCCTACACCGATGAACCAGTACCCAACGCTGGTGCACTCTGCTACCTGCTCCGGAGACTTGTCAACGATAATCGCCGAAAGTATCATGCTGTTCTCGGCATTCTCGAAAGGCACCCCCGACTGGTGGTCTTCTACAACTTCGACTACGAACTCGATATCCTGCGAGGACTTGAGGAAGAGGGTTACCGGATTGCTGAGTACAACGGACACCGGCATGACCCCTTGCCTGAAGGATCCAACTGGGTCTATCTAGTTCAGTACACTTCTGGCGCCGAAGGATGGAATTGTGTCACGACAGACACGATGGTATTCTTCTCTCTGAACTATTCTTACCGAACCATGGAGCAGGCTGAGGGTCGTATCGATCGACTCAACACTCCATATTCTCGGCTGAACTACTATCGTCTGATGACGGATTCTCCGATCGACAAGGCGATTCTGGCGGCCATTTATCGGAAGAAGAAGTTCAACGAACGGGCTTTTGTAGACGCCTTGTAGCGTCTGGGAGAGTCTGTTTGGGCTGTGCGGACGCCCATACTACCCCGGGATTCTGTACCATTTTTGGTGGTACAAAGTGGTACAAGCGTGGAAAAAAGTGGTACAAACCGCTTCAAACGCCATCACTGGACCCTGGGTAGTATGGGCATTGTACCATTTTTGTACCATTTTTGTACGTTTGCCATCACTTCCCCTGAAACGTTGCAATTCCAACGAAAAGTGGCAATTTGGCGAAAATCTTGTACGTTTGCCATCACTTCCCCTGAAACGTTGCAATTCCAACGAAAAGTGGCAATCTTGTACCATTTTACCACTTTTTTCTCTATTAATGGTTGAAAGTAAAAAATTAAAGAAATAAAAAAGAAGTACGAGATTTTTTGGTACAATGGTACAAATACATCAGTGCCCCCTTGTAGGAAACTTCGCATATAATGAATAGAAGGGGTAAAATGGGGCTAAACCGCCCTTTTTACCGTGCGCCGTTTTTTGCTACCACGGCGTTTAAGGCTTTCTTGTCCTTTCGGCCTCTCGGTATTAGGGTAGAGATTATGGGGATGGTCCGCGTTTAGTGACCCTTTGCCCCTTCTATGTAAGTCTTATGTGAAAGGACATCGCGAATGGCTCGAGAGAGCATATTCCAAAAAGGTTTGATTCGAGAGATCAAACAGCGACTTCCGGGTTGCCTGGTTCTGAAGAACGATCCGAACCATATTCAAGGCATACCCGATCTCACGGTTCTGTACCAAAACCGTTGGGCCTTTCTTGAAGTCAAGAAGTCGGCTAGTGAACCACGCCAGCCCAATCAAGACTACTACATCGAGAAAGCGAACGCCGTATCGTTCGGCGCGTTCATATTCCCGGAGAACAAGGAGCACGTTCTTCATGAACTGGAACAAACACTTAACCCTGGAGGGAGCGCACGCATTCCTTAGTGCGTCCAAGTATTCATGGTTGAACTACGACGACGAGAAGC